TGGCTGTAGAGGCGTATCCGCATCTCGAATACGAATACCTCTAGCCTTAAAGCCAGCAGGAAGATTCGACAAAGTACCCGCGTCAATCAATTGCCGAAGAATAGAAGTCGCCCCACGGGACAAACCGCCAATCATATGCGTTAGACCGAAGCCGTAAAAACCCACACCAGGTAGAAACTTATACTGAACAAAATAATCAATGCGCTTACGCATAGGATCTTCTTGATTGTAGTTTCTGCGAATGGATAGAACTTGAGACTCAGACCGCGAAATGGTGACAATATACGGGAGCTTAATGCCCGTTTCTTCGCCCTCTGCATCAAGGTCTTCATACCCTGGAATATCAAGATCAGCGTGCATCTCGAGGATCTCACACTGGTCAGAATTGGAATCGCCAGATGGCTTAACGCCTTGGAGTTCATCAAGCTCCTCCTCAATCTCACTATCATTTAAAAAGCTAGATGAGCGTTCAGCAGCCTTTGACTTCTTATAAAAACCGGCAGCTTGAAGCTTCTTAACGTCATTGATAGGCATATCAACAACGTGTGTAATCCGAACAGCATTGTCCAAACTCGTTGCGCCATAAGGTACAACCAAGTCTTCAGATGGAATAAAACGCGATACAGGCCGATCAAGCGTCTGATCAAAGTGAACCTTGCGGAATGCGCTACCCGACAGCGGAAGATAAAATAACATCTGATCAGTCTCAGGGTCATACTCGCGCATAACCTGAGTGATCTGGTAATTCATGTATTCCTGTACCCGCGCGGCCTGGAGGTCAGTCTGTGGCGTACCCATTCCTACGACTTGAGTCTTTACAGGACCCCCAGGCGGCAGCATTTCCTTATAAGCTTGCGCTTGGAACTGCGTGACGGATTCAGCAAGCAAAGGATGAACAATCCCAGAAGCACCTTCGAAAGGCTCGCTCCTGTCCTCAAACTTCATACCAAGGAACTCTAAACCTTCCTTGTAAGTCTTCTCCCACTCTTGGCGAGAAGCCAAGTCAGACTTATAGTCGGCAACACAATCATTGTAGATTCGGCCTAAATCAGCACGATCAAGAACTTCAGCAAGGTTTTCATAAAAGTCTTCAACGTCCGTTCCCATCTGCACAGGAGGCGGCATGCCAATCAGCATGGTGCCGTCTTCAAGAGTCTCTATACCTTCTTCATCATCAAAACCAGGCCCAAGGATCTCGTCAAAAGACTCATCCTCTACATCAATCTGGACCTCTTTCGAATTGTCTTCGATATCTAGCTCACTGATATCAACGTCATCGACACCGCGTTCAATAGCCATTCATTAGCCCCACTTGTTTTCCCACTTGGTTCCAAAACCCTTCTTCTTCTTGAACGTAATCTTGGGCTTTTTCTTTTTGACTTCGCCGCCGCGTTTGAATTCCGGAAACTTCATACGGGGATTGTCCTTCTCTGGGAACATTTCCTCAAGATCATCGCCCTTCTTGCCCTTCTTGATCATGATCATAACGGAACCCTTTCTCTCAGGCATCTCTTCCGTTAGGTAATCCATAAGATCACCCTCATTCTCTCGAAGCTCTTCAAGCAAAGACTCATCTTCAGAGCCCTCAAGCAGGCGCATGACCTTCTTGTACATCTCAGAGTTAGACTTCATAAATTATTCCTTGTCCGCATACAAGTTATCAAACACCTGATTTACATCTAACGTGTAATCTAGGTCAGACTTGCTGTAATGAATATGCTGTGACGGCTTAAAGTCCGGAGCACCTTCACCCGTCTGAAACCAAGCAGGGTGCGTCACCCTAACCCTGTTGTTTGGTAACGCTACAATATTTCCAGTCCATTCGCCAGCATCAAGCAACTCAAGTACATGCGACTGCTTATGCTGTGCCGGATCATCAGCGATCTCATTCTCCGCGTAGTCTACCGTAAAAAGATATTTCGCAGGATAAAATTCACCATCAATCTTAGCGAGCCAAGGACAAGGTGTACAACGGTCAAGGACGTAAACAGCATGAGTATGAGAACTGCAATCCCAAGGTTGAGCAGCCCAGACAGGCATTGGCTCAGGCCATTCCTCAAAAGGCGTATCAGCGACCAGCGCGGTAATGGGCATTCTTGCCCACATGGCGCCTCCATGTACGTTGGGTTCATCTTCATCAGCTTCGCATCCAGTAAAGATAACTTGAAACGAAAGACAGCGAGTAGGCATGGTGGTCACGGCGACAACCATAGCGTGTAAAAACTCGCCATGGTATCGCTCATGATTAACCGTGTATTCCCTTCTTACCCACGCCTTAAAGTGTGGAATGTTGCTTTGGAGGTAGGCCATGCTTAACGCATAGCCCTGCCAAACCCTCGCTTAGCCGCACCAACTCCGCGAGCAGTTTTCTTTCTGCCCACAGATCCACCGTTCTTGTATCCGGGTGGAACCTTACCGCCCATCTTGCCACCCTTCGAAGCCATCTTGCTCTTCATGGCCGCACCGCCCATTCGCATTCCGGGTGGCGTACTACCACCTGATCGGCGCGCCGCAGCACCGCGCATGGCTGTTGCCTTGGTTGGTTTAGGTCGATTAGGGCCTCGATTCATCCCTCTCGTCATCGCTGCAAGGTTGGCTAAAGAACGAGCGCTTCCGGGCCCTCCTTGTGCTTGTGCAGATGCATTCGCGGCAGCCTTGGCGTCTGCGGCTGCTTTAGCGCCAGCATTTGCTACAGACGGAGTTCTTGTTCCGGGCGCGGAGGCAGGAGGCCTTTTAATCATGGCAGGAACCTTCTTTCCGGGGGGTGCCATCGCCACACCGCCCATGTTCATGCCGGGTGGCTTTGCTCTTTTACCTTTGCCCATGCCGCCTTTCGCGCCAGCTCGCTTGCCAGGCGCATAACCGTACTTATCAGAAAGATCCTGGATAACACTTGTAGCCTGCTTACTGCCTTCCCGTCCTTGAACAGAATCAAGAAGCCGTCTTTGAGCCGGACTTAAAGTAGCTCGGCTTTGAGCGCGACTCATAGGCCGCTTCTTCCCGACCATAGGCAACTTCTCATTACCTGGCTTAGACATGCCTACCGCACCGCCTCGTTTGTGTCCTTTTGCTTTCATCATTCCACCTGCTTGTTTTTTAACGGGCTTTTTCTTTGTACGAACAAAGTCAATAAGACCTCGCTCACCACCAAACTTCTCATCATCACCCAACAATGCTCGGGCGAGAACACCGCCTAATGGCCGAAACTTTGCATCTTTCCCAAAGATAGCAGGACGGTTTTTGCTGGAAGATTTTTTAGTACCGCTTTTTGAAGCGGCAGCGGCAGTTGGACGATTGCCACTTTTGTTCCACTTGTTCATGTAAGCAGTCAATGTCAAGCCGGTTTTTTCTAACTGCTCTTTGCTGACGTTAGCCTTACCATTGCGAGTCTTGCTGCTTCCTTGGCCAAAACGACCTCCGGATTTGCTAGGAGATTTTTTATCATCGTCTTTATCAGATAAAGATTTATCTCGAGCCTTCTTCATTGCAGCTCTTGCTTTATCCTGCTTTTCTTTTAAAGCAGCTTTCTGAGCATCCGTCTGATCTTTAGGCTTTACAGCGTTTACAAATAAGCTAGTCCCGCCAGCGACACCAGCGCCGCCAGCAATACGCTTGCGACCGCTTGAAGTCAGATCTTTTACTTCGTTAGCTTTCCCAGATTTAGCAGCTCCCTTTTCACCCCTAGCCCTTCTTCGGCCACCAGGTGCAGCTTTGTCGGCAACAGAATAAACATCGTCACCTTCTTTTTTCGCTTTTCCACCAAGAGCACCTACTCTGCGCGAAACTCTTCCTTCAAGTTCCTTGCCCTTCCCAAATAACGTTTTTAATTTGCCTGCCATGATCGTGTCCTTATCTCGAGATTAATAATACGCGCGTTTGTCTCGGTATACTTCCTCTTCAGCCTCGTCAGAATGAAGGTTAATAAAGTTACCTTGTCTGAATCTTAGTATAGCTTGGGTCGTTGAGTCTACATAATCATCGTTCTCGCCAAACGGGAACGCAGCACACTCCTCAATCACCTCTTCCGCAAAACCAAAGTCAGGCGCCCATACCATTCCAGACTCAAATACAGGGCTAACAGCATGAACCCGCGTCATCTTGTCATTACCACGGCTAGGCCGGTAGTTAACAACAGGTATGCCCATCGCTCTCAACTCATGCGTCAACGGCGTACCACTCGCCTGCGCCTCAACAAGCACCATATCCGGCTCATATTCCTTATACCGCTCTAAAGCAACCTGCTTTAACTCGGGGAAATCCCAACGGCCACGGTCAGCATCCAACAGAATCAACGCATCACTACCACCCTCACTCGGCGTGAAAACACCCCAAGTCGTAATCGCACTGTAATCCGCCGTCTGACTCTTACTAAACGCCGTATCGTAACTCTGAATAATATAATGACAGTTAGGCGGCTGATCCTTCTCCCAGATATTCCACCATTCCCGCTTAATGATCGCACCTTCCTCAGAAGTCGGGTTCTGCTGGTACTGAGCATTCCACTTCGAAATCGGAATAGACGCCTTAACAGATTCCAATTCCTCACGCTTCCAAAACTCCGGCCACAAAACATTACCAGAATCCTCAAAGATCGCAGGCAACTCGATAATATCCCACTGGTCAGAATGCGTTTCCGTCTGCCGCTTCAATAACCGACCCGTCAAATCCAATGTGGACCATCGGGTCATCACAATAACAATGGTCCCACCTGGCTGGAGACGCTGACGGGGACCCGAGGTATACCACTCATAACACGCATCCAACAGGTTCACGCTCATCGCGTCCTGCTCAGAATGCGGATCATCAATAATTAATAAATCTGCACCCCGCCCCGCGATGGCACCACCGACTCCCGCTGCAAAATATTCACCCCCCGCACTCGTCTGCCACTTACCCGCACTTTTTGAGTCCGAGGCCAAAGAAACTTCTGAAAAAAGATTACTATATTCTGGGGTGTCCATAAGGTTCCGGACCTTTCGGCCAAAATTGATGGACAGATCAGCAGTGTGAGTTGTCTGCATAATCTTCATCTCTGGCTTGAGTCCCATGATCCAAGACGGAAAGTAAACAGATGCAAACTCAGATTTGGTATGACGGGGGGGCATGTTTACGATCAATCGCTTACATTTTCCCTGGGCCACTTCCGTTAATTTTTCCGCAATAATTCGATGGTGGTCCCCCTCAATGAATCCCGGCCATATGTACCGGATGTACTCCATGAAAGAGCTTTTGCATTTTTCTTGAGAGTCCATCAGCTTGAGCCGTTCCTGAAGCATCAGGATCTCTTTCATCTCAGATTCAGCAATATGACCTAGTTGCGGCATTTCATAAAAATTCATAATTGTGGCTGGTGAACGTTATATATATACAGAACAAAAAGCTACCCCCTCAAAAGGGGGGGACGGGGTCGCAAGCGACGACTTTTCAAAAAACGCCAAATCCTCGAAAGGGACCCGCCGATTGTTAGAGGATCATGTTGATCATGACAGCTTGCGCTGTCATCTTTTCGCTTCGCTCAGTCATCATTGAAGGATCATATTCATAGAGATATATGCATAAACTTTGCATGGTCATTGATTCGGGTGTTGTTATTAGTACTATTATCTGTTATTGTTTAACCCTGTTATTCAATAAAGGATAGCAGTTAATCAAAGCAATTAAGGAAGTTTAATATGCAATATGGAAACAGTAAGGACATGTTTAAATCGATCGGCATAGTTGATTCGCGATTATTCGCGGTCAGATCATCATTGGAAAAACTGCACGAGACATTCTGCTACATGGATCTCGGACAGCGCCGGATCTTAAAGGAATGGTTTGATTCTCACGAATCAATCACCGATGCGATCAACGCGTTTGCAGAATTGGAAGAAGGCAATTTCGCCGATCTATAAACCTATCAGGCGCCTTCGGGCGCCTTCATTCAATTAAGGGATTGAATATGAACGTTAAAAGATTAGTAAAAGAGATTGCACGACTAGAACAGTCTAATGATGTGCGCGCGCTTAAGGCGCTTAAAAAAGAGCTGGACACCTTGAAAAAGGCACCCGCGAATGCCATTCGAAATTCGATCGGCGTCAATGAAAAAGGGTTTACCCGATTCAACCATAAGCCGGACAATATGATTGTGACCTCGCGCGATGCTGGGAAGATCATTGGATCGATCAATTGGGAAGGCCAGCGATGGGATTGGGGGTTAACAGTTCGAACACCGAGCCCAGCGATCCAGAAAGTAGTAACCATTAATCCATTCATCTAATCAAACGGGCGCCTTCGGGCGCCCAAATCGGAGAATCCAAATGGATATACTATTTTTCGGATCAATAGTCGCGACAATGATCGCGTTTACCCTCATCGCCATAATCCACGATAGCAAGGAAAATGACAAATGAAATATCAATTTCAAGGCAAGCAATACCCAACCATTCAAGCGATGGTGCTGGCAGTTAACCCGATCATCAATGCATGGCCTGACGAGCAAATTGAGCTGTTCTACGTCAACAATGTGTTGCCATTCGATAAACGATCAATCACGGAGATCATGAACGATGACGATTAATCGAGCGCAAAGGGAAGCATTGCATCGCAAATGGATGCAGAACGACAACGGGATGTCCTACCGGCAGTTTAGAAAGTCGATCGTTCCAGGTATTGGGGGTAATTTTTTCATGGTCCAATGGTCCGGCATGTGGCTTGGCATCGAAGATGATGGATACACTCACAGTTAAAGACAAGGGCCTGAGGGCCCTTTTTTTATGGGCGCTTACCTGGAACGGGCGTCCGCTGCCGGTCGCGCAATCTAATATATAAAAATAGAAAGGTCGCAAGCTCGCAAGCTCGCATGCTCACACTATAAAAAAATCTTGAGGTCGCAAGCTCGCAAGCGAGCACCTGGAACCCTTGACAATATAAAAAAGGTAGTGCTTTTAATACCTGGCGCATCATGTTAGAATTCAACAACCAAGCAACTAATAAGGTGAAACAATGAAAGTATCAGAAGCAAGAGAAAATGTAGGCGGATTATCCAACCCGTCAAAAATGCCGAGCAAATCCTACGGACTGCCCGCGCAAGCGTGCAAGGTGGGCGGACAATTGCGAAGCGTCAAAGGGTCAACCTGCGAGAATTGCTATGCTTACGATCGCGGGATGTATGGCTTCCCAGTAGTCAAGAAGGCGCAAGCGCGGCGCCTCGCGACAATCACGCGCGAAGATTGGGCGCCAAGCATGGCGCGTGCAATCAACAAGGACAAATACTTCCGCTGGCATGACTCCGGCGACATTCAGGACCTCGAGCACTTCGCCAAGATTGTAGAAGTGGCACGCGCAACCCCCGACTGCCTGCACTGGTTGCCAACACGCGAAGCGCAAACGGTCGCATCATATACCGGCACGCTTCCTGATAACTTGATTGTCAGAGTATCGGCCGCGATGGTAGACGGTCCCAAGCCAAAGCGATTCCGGAACACTTCAACCGTTCACGCTCGAACCATCCCCACCAATTCGCATATATGCCCAGCACCTAAGCAGGACAACGAATGCCGAGACTGTCGCGCATGCTGGGACAAAGATGTTCCCAACATCAGCTACCACCAGCACTAGGGCCTTCGGGCCCTATTTATGGGACGCTTCATGCATATACCCAAAAACCGGTACTCTTCTAGCATATACCCAAAAAAATGGGACGCTTCTAGCATATACCCGATCGCTAATATGAGCCGCGAGGCCGCAAGCACGCAAGCACGCACGCACAAGCCGCAGGAAGGCCGCAAGCAGACCCCCTGCCCATGCCCTTACCGACCCCTCAAACGCCCCTCACAGGGCTCTGTGGGAGGGGGAGGGCGCTATTCCCCACAACTTTTACCCACAAAATGGGCGCATTCTCTTAGCACTCTTTACACAGGGTGTTGACTCAACAACCAAGCAAATGATAAGATCGAAAACCCAAAGCAAACTAAAGGAAGACGCAACATGGAATCAAGAATCTCACTGAAGAACATCAAGCATGCGGCATTCGCATCACACGAAACGCATTGTTTCGAAGCGACTGTCTGCCTTGATGGCGACCGAGTATGCAAGGCAGAGAATGACGGTAGAGGTGGAGCCGATCACTACTACCCATACAGGGGCCAATCAAACGAAAGCTTCGACATCATGATCGTCAAGCTTCGAGAGGCGTGCGCCGATCAGATCAAGATCGAAGATCCAGAAACCTACGAGCAATTCTGCCCAAGGTCAGAAAACAATGAAGTGGACTACAGCCGTCTCGGTGATACATGCATTGAGATCGTTGTCTGCAACACCCTCAACACCTCGCTCATCAAGAAAGATATCAAGCGATTGATGCGTGCGAAGGTCCAACTGATTGAAGTCTCAAGCGGCAAGATATACGAGATCAAGTCCAAGCCTTTAAAGGAAACCTTAGAGCGGGTGAAGAAGCAATACGAGCCCGAATATCTCGTCTTGAACACGCTGTCCGAAGAAGAACAGTTCTATCACTGGACCAAGACCACGGAGGCTTAAGCAATGGCAAATCTAAAGATCAATGATTTCATCCTAATGATTGACGATCTGGCTGAGGTTCTGCTTGAGCGTGACAGTGTCGAGCTGAGGTATGAGTACGATGCCAAGTTCGATAGCTGGCACTTGGACGCGGAAGGCCAGAGCGATTACGAGGACTACACCGAAGAGGCCGAGGCTATCCTTCGGAAGATTGGCATAGGTCGCGAAGATGACGAGCCCTTGTTCGGATCCGATGTTGACCTTGAACCCAACGTTGACCCCGCAGAAGGGACCATGGGTTGGGAGGGATCTTAATGTTCGAGCAAGAAAGAAAAGCAATTGTGGGTCTCGCTATGGTTGTGATCATAGCGATCGCCTTCCTCTGGGTATCCAACGAAGACTACAAGCACGAAGTCGAGATGGAAAATCAATACCGCGAGATGGTATGCGCGGGTCACTGGCCGGACTACTGGCAAACCAATCCAAACTGTAAGGGGAATTAAGATGGGTATGTTTTCATGGTTAACAAACGACACGGGTGAGTCCGTGACAAACAAGTACGCAGACGAGGGCGCATTGCCGGTCTATCTGTACGACAACAAGGGCAATGTCTGGCATGAGCCCGACTACGATGGCTATGGTGAGTTCGGCGGTATGGACTACTACGAGCTCCTCGCCAAGATGAACGGGCTCAGTACCCGAGACGAGGGCATCGACCTTGAGTGTGATTTTCTTGAGTACATGTCCGAGTCTCCTGAAGGTGCAAAGGAAATCTTTTTCCCCAACATCGCTGAATCAGACAGATGGCAATGGGTGAACGAGGCGCCCGATCGTTGCCCCAACCAAGGCTTCTTCGCATGAAAGTCCTTGACCTCTTCTCCGGCATCGGTGGTTTCTCTCTCGGCCTTGAGTGGGCTGGGATGGAGACCATCGCGATGTGCGAGAAGGATAAATTTTGCAGACAGGTTCTGGCCAAGCACTGGCCGGACATCACCATTCACGAAGACATAAGGGATTTAGATGGAAAAGATTACAAAGGATCAATTGACGTTGTTTGCGGAGGATTTCCCTGCCAACCCTTCTCGGTTGCAGGCAAGCAACTTGGAAAGGCAGATGACCGTCACCTCTGGCCTGAAATGTTACGAGTCATCAAAGAGTCGGCTCCCACTTGGGTCATTGGCGAAAACGTTTCTGGGTTCGTCCGGATGGCACTCGACGATGTGTGCTCTGACTTGGAAGGTGAAGGTTACCGAGTCCAATCGTTTGTTATTCCGGCTTGTGCCGTCGAAGCCCACCACCGCAGAGACAGATGCTGGGTTGTGGCCTACTCCGACGAGAATGACCGGCGGCGAAGAGATAGCACCATCTCACAGGAACGGCACACATGGATGGAACATCGGAGCGGCGGTCAAGGACAGCCTCTCGGCGGATCCGATTCGGATGTGGCCGACACCCACCCTTCAAGGGAACTACAACCGCAAGGGTCTGAGCAAGAAGTCCGGCGATGGATTGGAGACAGCCGTGAAGATGTGGCCGACTCCGAGAGCGAGCGAATACAAAGACTGCGGTCCGGTCGGGAGCAAAAGCCATACGCACATGGACCGGCGCTCGTACCTTTGTGCGAAGGCGAAGGATTCGGATCGACCTACTGGGAAACTGAGCCCGATGTGGACCGAGTGGTTGATGGGGTTCCCAATCGGGTGGACCGAATTAGATCCCTCGGAAACGCGGTAGTCCCTCAACTGGTACAACGAATAGGAGAAATGATCTATGCCGAGCACCAAAGATGACACCATCCTTGACGCGGATGACCCCGCTGCGAGCCTGGAAATTGTTGAAAAAATCGAGAAGCGAGGTGGGTTTCGGCCCAACTCCTCCTTCATGCACAAGGAAAAGAAAGCTCGCAAGTACAATTGCGATTGGTGTGGCATTGAGTTCGCAAGCACACACGTTCGCAACACCAAGAGATTTTGCAGTGATGCTCATCGGTGGAAGGAATACAACCTTGCCCGTAGTTTCGCCGCGAAGAAGCGTCTGACTGACAAAGCTCGCAAGAGTGGAAGCTTCAGACCACCATCAAGGGACGCAAGTGCCTTACTACTCAAAGCAAGAAAAGGAAAATAAGATGACAAAGAAATACAGAACGAAGCAAACCTTGATCGATGAGCAAACAGTTGAGATCGAAGGTTTAAAGATGTACAAGAAGGTTATGCGAAAGACCATCGAAGATCAGCACAAAGAAATTGACAATCTCCACAAGCAATTTGAAGAGAAAGAAAAGC